CATTCTGTTTGAATCTTCCAGCGCATAATCATGTTCCCTTTCTTTATTGTTTTTAGGTTCGACCCTATCGGGTCTCGCCTTTGCCTCCCCCGTTGAAAGGGGAGGACAAGGGGAGACTATTGTTGATACTGTAAAACTTTCTGATGCGAATCAGAGGCAATAACTGCCTCAAGATAGATATCACGCTCCCCCTCCTTAAATTCATAAACATCCATGATATGTTTTTTGAATTTTGAAACTGCGTCTTTTTCGGTTGTGTTCCGATAGTGTGCAACTTCGTTCTCAGCCTCCGATGCCCTACCGATGATGATTATGTGCTTATGTTTCATTTTGCGTTTCCTTTCTTTTATTGTTTTTATTTACGACCGATAAACATTGCAAACGCAACCAAGATCCCTCCCAAGATTAAGCCGTGGGCGAAGTAAACGGCTCCGTGGACTTCTGCGATCATCGCCAAACCTCCTTTCGTATGGTGTAATTTTCGACCCCTCTTTCCCTCCTCCACGCCTCGGCACGCTCAAGCGATGAGAAGCGAAGGAGGAAGGAGCCGGCTCGGGAGTAAATGCAGAAACAGATCATTTCCGCCTCTCCATAATTCCTTCGGCCAGCTTCCTATATTCTCCGTTGCCGTGCCAAGGCACTAGCTCGACAACATAGGATGTTGATCCAGTTTCCTTGTTATTGTTAAGACTCACCCGAACCGCTCCATCCCAACTTGCAGCGTGGGTTGTCAATTCTCGGTGACCGCATCGTGTGGCCATTCCTTTTGCTCCTTTTAGTGTTCCGTATAGTGCGCTCATTGTGTGCGTTTCCTTTCTTTTGGTTTTTGGTTTATCTTTTCCCTGCCTTAAACTTTTTGTAAGGCATCCCAACCTCATCCTCTTCCCAGTGGCTTGTAATATCGGCCAGCATTCTTTCCGCACGCTCAACCGGAAGTAATTCGATGATAAAATCCCACAGAACATCCTGCGGAAATTCTGCGAGGTTGTCATAAAACGCCTCTGAATATTCGCTGGGGAGTTTGCGGAGTAGTTCTTTAGTTGTTTTTGCTTGTTTCATTGTGTGTGCGTTTCCTTTCTTTTATTTTTACCTTGGCTCGCCTAGCGGTTTGCCTTGGTAGATGTAGCCTAGTCCAAGCGGGTTGGTTGTGTCAAATATTATTTTTGATAATCTTTTATGGTAGATTGTGGCCGTGGAAAACCCGCCCGACAATCTCCCCGAAAAATCCAAGAACGGAAAGATTGCTTTCTCGCCCGAAATAGAGAAGAAGATTTTAGAAGCCTGCGGGAACGGATTCACCATAGAGAAAGCAGGCGGGCTTGTTGGCGTGAATCCTTCAACAATTAGAACATGGATTCAGAGGAAGCCCAGCTTCGGTCAGAAAGTAGAGACAGCACGAAAAAACTACGAAATGTCTCTGTTGAAATCCGTCTACGATGCTGGCGAAAAGTCATGGCAAGCTAGGGCTTGGATTTTAGAGCGAACTTGCGGATATGCTGCTCCCTCAAGTCGTTTATCCGTAGATACTTCAGTGACTCATGGAGTCAACGGATCATTCGCCTCCCTCCTCGCTGGCCTTGCATCTCGAAGGGCGGAAAAGAAAGCGCAAGTGATTGAGGCAAAGGAAGTTAAGGCATTGGAAAATAGTGCTGTAAATACATTGTCAACCTATACTAAAGACACTAATTGTTGTGCGACTAATGCTGATAATCAACAAGTTGCAAGTCAAAAAAATGGACTTGGTAGAAAACGCAGAATTAAAACAAGAAAGCCAAGGGCAGAAAGTTTGGCAAAATGGCCTACCCACGACACCCCTCCCCCTACGCCCCCCGCCACCGATTCACACGCATAATACCCCCCAAATAATTGCGCCACAAAATAAAAAGAGGTTATGCCTAAGCGTATTCCCAAGTCAGCCCAAAAGGCACCTGAAGAGGTTTTAGAGCAACTGCTAAACCCTGCGTATTTCGCAGATAAGGTATTGGGCATCAATCTCTACAAATGGCAAAAGGATGTATTGTCAGATATTGAGCCAGTAGACGCTAGAGTGGCTCTACGCGCCGCTAACGGTTCCGGCAAGACTTCCACGGTCATTTCAGGCGTTTTGATATGGCACGCGCTCGTCTACAAGCGCTCTATTGCGGTCACGACCGCCGGGGTCTTCCGCCAAGTCGAGTCCCAGCTTTGGCCTAGCCTGCGCTCCCACATCGCCAAGCTTGGTGGCCCCTGGGAGGTCACATCCGGCGAGATCCGCTATCTGCACCCTGACGGCAACACATCGCGCATTATAGGCTATTCTGCGACCGATCCTGGCCGTGCCGAAGGCTGGCACGCCGAGAACCACGAAACTGCGCCTTTGCTTATGGTGGTGGACGAAGCCAAGACCGTAGCCGACCCCTTGTTTGAAGCCATCAGCCGGTGTCAGCCTACCCGCTTGCTTATTGCGAGTAGCCCCGGCGGGTCAAGCGGTGCCTTCTATCGCGCCTTCACCAAGGAGGCGGATATGTGGAAGAAGCACGCCGTGACCGCCTTCGACTGTCCCCATATCACCCAGAAGCAGATCGACGAGGTCATCCAGCGGTACGGCGAGAAGCACCCCCTGACCCGCTCCATGATCTATGGCGAGTTTGTGGACATAGGCAGCGAGAGCCTGATTATTAACCTGAACCAGCTTCAAAACTGCCTTACCAGCCCACCGGACTTCAAGCCTGGCACAAAGATCGCCGGTGTAGACTTTGCGGCTGGTGGCGACTGCAACGTGCTTTGCGTGCGGGATGGGAACAAGGTTCTGCCTATCACGGCATGGCGCGAAAGGGATACCATGTCTGCGGTAGGCAGGTTTATTGTGGAATTTAAGAAGCATGGTCTGAAGGCCGAAGACATCTATGCCGACGCAAGCGGCCTTGGTATGCCCATGTGCGATGCCTTGGCGGAAGCGGGCTGGGAAGTACAGCGGGTCAACTTCGGCTCCACCGCTTACGACACCGATGCCTACACCAACCGCGCGTCCGAGATGTGGTACGGCATGGCCAAGAAGATCGAGGCGGCTGAGATCATCCTGCCCGAAGACGACGAACTGACGGCGCAACTGACTTGCCGCCGGAGCCTGGTTAATTCCAAAGGCAAGCTGGGGGTCGAGTCCAAGGATTCGATGCGGGCCAGGGGACTCGCCAGCCCGGATCGAGCCGATGCCCTTGCCCTCTGCCTTGATGGTGGTAATATCAGTTTCGACTTGACCTTCCCGGTGGAAAAGCCAACGTGGAGGTCATTGCAAGCCTTGATGGAATCGAGTGATCCCGTTATGGCTGGCTTCGACGCAGGAGGTTAATATGAATATCTGGAACTGGATCACTGCAAATTGGACCGAGATTGTTGCCGCCCTTGGTGGCATCGTGCTTGCCGCGCGTATCATTGTGAAGCTGACCCCGACCCCCGCCGACGATTCGGCGTTGGAAAAGGTCGTCAACTTCCTCAAGACGCTCGGCCTCCACATCAAATAACTTTAAGTGATCGGTGCGATTCTTAACATCATCGCGTCGATCCTTCGCCTCATTCCGGGTTGGAAAGAGAAACGCATTGACCGCGCCGAAGGCGAGTGGCGCAACAACCGTGATTCCATTGATCGCGATCTTGGCCCTCAGCCTTGGTGGCTGCGCCACGACGACCCCGACAACGAACACGACCGGGGCCGTTGAGGCTCTGATGCGCGATGAGAACTATCCGGCTGTTCGCAACTCTGATCCTGCCGTCCGTGCATGGGCAAAACGCGCTCTGCATTATGTCAACGATCTTCAATTTGAACTGAACAGGGAGCGGGAACAATGAACGCCAAAGACACACGCCGTAACGATTACTACGTCAGGATCATCGAAGCCCTCAACCAGCGGGAGACTTGGGAGAACCGGCAACGTCTGTTTTACCAGGCCCGCTACTTCGGTGTCCGCCGCAAGGTCAAGCCTTGGCCGACCGCAGCCGATCTGCACGTTCAGTTGATCGACACGGCCATTGAGAAGCTGAAACCCTCTTTCGTAAATTCAGCCATCGGTAACGACATCCTTTCCAGCTTCGTCCCGATGCGCCAGCAGTTGACCCCGCTGACCGTTTCCGCCGAGCGTTGGTTTGACTACCAGATGCGCGAGAAATCCAATTTCCAGAAGGAGATCGTTTCAGTCATCGACAACATCCTGCTCTACGGACGCGGAGTCGCCAAGGTCATCTGGAACGAGGACAAGAAGCGCATTGACTTCGAGGCGATTGATCCCTTCCATATTATCGTACCTTCGTACACCAAGGAATTTAAAGATGCCGATTTCATTGTTCACATCATCTCAACCAGCGTCGATTCCTATAAGGCTAATCCCCTCTACAAGCAGGACGAGAACTTCATCAAGATCATTTCGGGTAAGCCCTCCAAATCGGTGGGCCTACGAAGTGAGATTCAGGACGAGATTTACCGCCGCGAGGGAATTACTCAGGAGGCTGAGAATGATCGCATCATTCTTTGGGAGATGTATACGCCCTCCGAGGACGGATGGAAGGTTGAGACTTACAGCCCGCTGGTTGTCACCGAGGATGTAAGGAAACCGTTCATCCTTCCCTATCGGCACGGCGAACCTCCTTTCGTTGATTTCCCCTATGAAGTAACAGGGGGCGGTTGGTACAGTCCACGGGGAGTCGCAGAAATCCTCCTCCCTGGAGAGAATCTGCTCAACAAGCTGAAGAATAGCCTGAGCGATTACGTTGAACTGGCCAACCGACCCGTTTTCGAGGCGCAGAATCCGATCAGCCTCAACACCGCCAACCTGAAAATGCAACCCGGCCAGATCCTTCCGCAAGGGTTGAAGCCGGTGCAATTCAGCCAGCCGCCCTTCGACTTCCAGCGTTTGATGCTGGAGGAGCGGATGCTGGCAGAAGCCCGCATGGGCAATCCCGATTTCGGGGCTGGTTCGCAGTACCAGGTTTCAGACCGTAAGACCGCCACTGAGATTTCGGCGTTGCAGGCTCAAGCCGCAGCGTCAGGCGATCTTCGTAACCGAATCTTCCGAATGGGGCTTTCCCACTTGTTCAAGCAGTGCTGGTCGCTTTACGTCCAGTACAACAAGCGTGACCTCATGTTCCGTTATGCCGAGGAGACAGGCGCGATGCCGCCCGAAGGTATCCACGAGGAGTACTCGATTGAGCCGAAGGGCGGATTGGACTTTATCAACCGTCAGTTCTCGCTCCAGAAAGCCGTCGCCCGGATGCAGATGTTCCAGGGGAATCCTTTCGTCAACCAGGGCGAACTGGTCAAGTCTGTCATAGAACAGGACGACCCCAGCCTGGTGCGTCGGTTGTTCCAAGACCCGCAGGCTGGTATGGGCGATCAGGCCGAGGATCAGGCGAGCGAGATTGCCACCATGCTTGCCACCGGATTCCCCGTCCAGATCAAGCCCTCCGACGACCACAAGATCCACATCCAGGTTCTCTTTCAATTCAACCAGGCGGCGCAGGTCCGCCAGCAACCCGTCGATCAGGCGTCCATGCAGGTACTCATGCAGCACCTCCAGCAGCACTTGGCTGCCTTGGAGCAGGTCGATCCCAATACCTCCCGCGCCATCCAGAAACAGCTTCGCGATGCGGCCAAACAGGAAATGCGTGCTGCCGAGCAGATTGCTCCGCAAGGCGCACAACCCGCCGCTCCGATGCCTGCTTGAAGGTTCCCGTAATGCGCCCGCCCTTCCAGCAGGAAGGGTTGGCCAAGCTTTGCCAGTGGGCAAACGAGAAAGGCGCAAACGG